CCATTCAAGGCGGCGATATTGACAATGTGTATTGCTTGAGTTTTAGGGCTTATATTTCAGATAACAAAAAGCTTGAAGAAGATATAAAATTCAGGGTAAAAGATTGTTAGCAATTTTTATGCCAAAAAGTATTGATTTTATTTTAAATGTTTGTTACTTTAATAAAAAAGGAGTTTGGCATGCCATTTGCAAGCAACAAAGAATTGCCTGAAAACATTAGAAATAACCTTCCAGAAAAAGCTCAAGATATTTGGAGAAATACTTTTAATTCTGCTTTTGATAAAAATAAAGATGAAGAATCCGCAATGAAACAGGCTTGGGGTGCTGTTAAAAATGCCGGATATTCTAAGGATGAATCTGGTAATTGGGAACTTAAAAAAGCTGAAAATATTTTTAAAGCTCAATGTGAAGTAACAGGAGTTGATGGTCAACTCGGTATTGTCTTTGGGTGGGGCATGGTTACTGATATAGATGGACAGCCTTATTATGACCTTGATGATTTGCATATTAATTCAGAAGTTATGGTTAAGGCAACATCACAATTTATGGAAGGTCAAAGAACTTCCAATGATATGCATACAAGCCGAGATGTTGGGATTGTAGTGCATTCTTTCCCATTATCGCAAGATATCGCAAAAGCGATGGGTGTTAGTTCAAGGATATCAGGTTGGATGGTAGGTGTTAAGCCTTCAAAGGATTTACTTGAAAAGTTTATATCCGGTGAATACACAGGATTTTCAATTGAGGGTGAAGGTGAACTCATTGATATTGAATAAAAATGTGAATTATTTTTAATAATGGAGTTATTGGTAAAATGAAAACACTTCATAATTCAGACGTATCAGGTGCAAAGCAGAATGTGAAAGATATAAAGGTTTTTGGGAATGGTGATATGTTCCAGCTCCTTTGTAAAGCATCAAGCGAAAAAGAGGGTTGGATGAAAAGCACAAAAGCCATGAAAACACCTGAGGGGATTGTTGTTCAGGTAACGACACAGCAAAGAAACCCAGACGGTAGTTATGCTGTTGCTGAAGCATTAACCTTTGTGCCAGGACGTGACCTAAAAATCATTGATGATGAGAATGGTGGACGTAAAATTGTATAATAAAAGAGGGGTAAAATCTTGAAATATGAGATTTGACGGAAAGACAACAAAACAAGAGGCAAAAGATATAAAAATTACAAAATTGTCTGTTGTTAAAAGGCCAGCTCATGAAGGTGCGTTGGCTAAAATAATAAAATCAACTGAGTTAAACAATGCCGTTCCTTCGGCACAAAACACAAACAAAGGAGACGTTAATATGGATCAGAAAGAGCTTAATGATTTTGTCGCTAAGCAGATTGCTGATGCTGTTGCTCCGTTGCAGGAATCACTTGCAAAAGCTGAAGCAATGGCAAAAATGACAGATGTTGAAAAAGAGTATGCGTCAACACTTGATGATGAAAAGAAAAAAGAATTTATGGCTATGTCCCCTGAAAAGAGGAAAGAACTCATGGATTCTAAGAAAGACATCAAAAAGTCTGACGAAAATGTAAATGAAGAAACTTTTGAAATGAACGGCAAGACCATTAAAAAATCTGCTGTTGGTGAAGATGTTTTCTTTATCCTTAAAGCTCAGAAAGAGGAAAACGAACTCACAAAACAGGCCCTTGCCAAGGAAAAAGACGCAAGGGAAATGCAGGAGCTTGCGAAACAGGCAAAAGGTCTTTATCCAAACTTGCCATGCAAAGACATTGAAAAAGCAGCTGTACTTAAAGCGATGTCATCAATGCCTGAGTCAACCAAGAAAACTCTTGAAACAATGCTTAAAGCAGGTGATGAAGGCCTTAAACTTTCAAAAGCATTTGATGAAGTTGGGTATGCGGTGGATGAAAACTCTTTTGATGAAAGTCCGCTTACAAAATTGAATAAAATGGCTGAAGATATCGCTGAAAAAGAAGGCGTTTCTTATCATACAGGCTATATGAAGGCTCTTGATACACCTGAAGGCATGAAACTATACAACCTTACACAGGTTAAAAGATAATAGGGGGGGTTAAAATGAGTTATACAGAAAATATGGATCTAATTTCTGTTGAAGCATCTGCTGATTTGTCTGCTTCACAGTATAAGTTTGTTGATATTAATGCCGATGGCCAGATCGCTGTTGTAGCCACTAAGGGTGCAAAATGCGTCGGTGTTTTACAGAATAAACCGTCTGCCGCTGGCCGTGCTGGTGCTGTTGCTGTTGGCAATGTTTGCAAAGTCGCTGCTGGTGCTGCTGTAGATGCTGGCACTGAGGTTATTTGCGATACAACCGGAAGGGCTATAGCTAAAGATGCGGCTGGCCAGTTCGTCATGGGAACAGCAAGGGAGACCGCCACTGCCGCAGGCGATATCATCGCTGTAATGATTACAAAGTATCAGGCTTCGGCTTAATAAGGAGGACATATAATGAATTTTTCAAATTTTGCTTCTGCACCAATCATAAAACATTCACCTTCGCCTGGTGATGTACATGTAAACCAGCCACTGACAAACGTTGTTACGGCTTATCTTCAGAACCCTGCTCATTTTGTGGCATCGAGTGTTTTTGCTAACGTTCCGACACCTAAACAATCAGATGTTTATTACAAATTTGACAGGTCTTATTTTAATCGGTCTGAAATGGCTGTCCGTGCGCCTGGAACTGAATCAAGGGGTGCAAGTTTTGGTATTTCAACTTCTGACCCTTTTTATTGTCCTGTGGCAGCTGTTCATTATGATATTCCTGAAGAAGTAAGAAAAAACTCTGATTCAATGCTTAACATGGATCGTGCAATTTCTGAGTTTCTTGCAAGACAGGCACTTATCTATAAAGAAAAGATTTGGGCTAATAAGTATTTTAAATCTGGTGTTTGGGGCACTGATAAGGATGTTAACTGGGCTGGAACTTCCGATGATCCTATTGTGAACATTAGGGCAGGAAGAACAACTGTTCTACAGAACACAGGTTATGAGCCTAACATTCTTGTTCTTGGTAGAAAAGTTTATGACACTCTTGCTGACAATGCTGATATTGTTGCAAGGGTTGATGCCGGACAGACACCTGGTGGGCCTGCTCTAGGTGGTAAAAATAGAGTTCTTGAAGCTATGAAAGCTCTGTTTGAAGTTGACGAAATTTATGTGATGAACGCAATTGAGAACACAGGAAAAGAAGGTGCTGCTGAAAGTTCAAGCTTTATCGGCGGAGATCATGCTCTGCTTGCATATAAAGCACCTGTGCCAGCAATCATGATGCCTTCAGCAGGTTATACTTTTAACTGGACAGGATTCGGCGGTGCTGGGCCTGCTGGTGCAAGAATCAGAAAATTTTATCTCGATAAAGAAAACGCTGACAGATACGAGCTTGAAATGGCTTTTGATTGCAGCCTTGTTGCTTCTGATCTTGGTTACTTTTTCCCTAATGCTATAATCTAAAATATTAGAGGGCTTTAAGCCCTCTTTATTTATCAGGAGTATCTAATGAAAGAGTTTCTAAACAAAAGAGAACCTATAATCGCCATAAAGGAATTTAAATTTTTAAATAGAATATATAAGAAAGGCGATTTGTTTGACAGAAGAAGGGTTAAGATAAGAATCCATACATTGAAAAGATTCATGGATGGTGGATTTCTTTGTTTCGCAAAAAGTATGGACAAAAAAGAGCTTGAGTCTTTGGGTTGGTCTTATGATAGTTCAAACAGTTCCAGATATCCTCTTTTGAGGGTTGAGGATAAAAAGACTATACCTGAACATGAAGAAGATAAAAGCACAGCTGAAACTGAAGATGCAGAGCTTGGTGGCGATGTACAGAGTGAAGATGTTGAAACTAAAAATGAATCTGTAGAACATAAAAAGCAGATTAAATTTAAAAAGAATGTCAAAAGAAAATAGCGTAATTATTCTTATGCAATAATTATGCCAAAATATATTTATCTTTTTAAAAAGATATTGTATATTAGTAAAAAACAGGAGTTGTTATGGCGACAATAGAACAAATAAGAGCATTAGTTGCAGACCCCAAAACAGACTCTGGAACACCTCTTTTCCCTGATTCTCACTATGAATCTTTATTGTCTTTGAATGATAATATATATCGTATTGCCGCTGATGCCGCCAGAACAATTGCTTTTTACTATGCAGACAAGGTTTCAGTAAAAGCTGGAACTGTTTCAGTTGAAAATCAGCAAAAAGCTCAAAGATATCAGGCATTAGCCAAGGACTATGACCAAAGAGCCAGAGAAGGCGATGGATATTCAGGCACAAGCTCTTTGGTCGCTTATGGTCAGCCTGTTTTTACAGGCGTTTCATTGTCTGAAATGGATAGTGTTCAGTCTGACCCAGATAGATACCCTTCTTCTTTTTATCTTGGTGTAGAGGATAACGACACTGACTTTTTAGGCGGAGATTAATATTATGGCAGATTTATCT